TCCTTGTGCAACACCTTGCGCCCCAGCCATAGCTTGCTCACGCGCCGCCGCAACAGACCCAGAATAATCTGGAGCCTGATACGGGATTGTTCTTACGTCTCCTCCGAATAGTGCCATAATTTTAGTTTATTAATATGCCCCTGAATTTCTGGCTGCGGACATGGAGTTATTATTACCTATTCCTGATAAATACCCACCGCCTCCAAAATTAAATCCTCCGTAATCGTTATCGGCATATGATTGACCAGCTTGACCAATCCCACTTCCAATACTGCTCCACATCTGCGCTTTGGCTTGTTGGTTTGCAGCGTTGATTTGGTAATTTGCTTGGTTCGATTGATTCTGCGCTCCGGCTTGTTGTTGGGCCATATTAAGCGGCATGTTAAAATCAAATCCACCAGCGGCTTCAGGCCCAAGAGTCAAGGCGGTGCGAAGATCCTGTTGTCCAGCACCATACGACAATGGAGCCGTGCGGAGGGCTTGCAGTCCGGGATTGGTATAGAACTCACCAGCTTGAGAGTATGCGCGTTGTCCAGCTTGTGCTGCTTCTGCCCGCTTGCGTGCCATTACGTCCTCACGTCCCATTGCTTCGCTTACGATGCCCAGATTACCACCAAGTCGTCCAGACGCTTGAAACCCCTCACGCGCTTGTTGCTCGTATCCACGACGTTCTTCTGGAGTTACGCCTTGCGCCGAAGCCCTAGCTCGTTCTGCCTCTTGGGAAGACGCTTGGACTGCGGCTGCTTGTTCTGGCGACAGTGCTTGCATCAAGCCTCGTGTCATTCCAGCCTGACTAGTCATTTGGCCAAGCTCTTCAGCACGAAGCTGCTCTAAGGTTTTCCCTGCTTGTTGCGACGTGCTTAGCTGAAGTCCTTGGAATCCCGGTTGACCGTTAACACCACCAAGGAATTGCCCGGTTTCACCAAACATTTGGCCCATGAGTTGAGGGCCGAACCTGTTTTGAAGCTCAAGGAATCCCGGAATGGTCTGACCATAATAATCAAGAAGCCCTGTTGCCTGACGGCCAACTAAAGTTTTTCCTTTATTGCGTCCTTTTCTTTCTGTGTGGAAAATATCAACCGGCGATGGTGCTGCACCAGCCTTTCCTGCTTGACTTGCTCCATATGCGGAGATTCCTCCTCCCACTACCGCTGCTGTAATTGCTGCACTCATTTAGTTATCTGTATTATTTGTTAAAACCATTTTTGACGGGCTTACGTCCTTCTTCCAAGTATTGAATCTAGGATCTTCAGCGTCCATTAGCGGGTTTTTAACCGGAATTGTAATCCTCCTAATTATTTCGTCGGGATCTGTCAAGTTGTCTGGGTTAGCGTGAATGGTAAGATACATTGCGTCAGTTATGGCGTGAACCAATCGCCTAGTCCCCTTTTTTGTTATGCCCATGAACGGTCCTGTAATGCTGGATGCTTCCTCGTTGGAAATTACCTCCGTTGTCCCAGAAATCAAAATGAACGGATGCTCAGTGTTGTGGTGAACGGTTGTGAACATTGATCCAGCGGGAGCGTATGCTTGTCGGATGTAAAGCCCTTCTGTAAATATGTGGGTTAGGGGGATTTCTGCGGCTGGCAATGTTGACAGCTCATACTCAATCTTGTCAATTGGAGAAGATGATTCCCAGTCATTGATCGACGGGACTTTTGAATCAAACTCGACCATTCCCTCTTGCTTTTGCTTGTAACATGCTATTGATTCACGGTTTACATTGTCGCGGTAATTTACCAGCAACTCGGACCCCTCTTCAATTTTTTTTATGGCAACGCAAAACACTTTTTCTCCATCAAATCTGAATTTGCAATTAGGATTTGGAGAGTGGTTGATAACTCTACCGCATGGATACTTATAGTTTTTGAATGATGCTAGCCATTCCCGGCCCAAATCAATATCTTCTGTTGGGAATAATCCTTTTCCGTGAATCGGAGAATCAAGCATCACAAGAGAGTCTTTGTGTTGTTTAGAATCAAAACAAATATTCTCATCCATCATCTTGACGGCATCTAAATCAGAAATCCCCAGCGATTTTAAGAAATCGTTGTAGTCATCAATTTCGCTTAGATGCTCCATGTGTTTAAATTGCTTTTGCTAGGTGCTGATTCATCCCACAAACATTGCGTTGACTACGGTAGTGTTGAACTCTACGCCATTGCCTGAGTTTGCAACAAAAATATCGCAGGATTGCGCTGTTGTTTCCCCTGCGTTATCTGTTCCAACAAGTCCAGCAGTCACTCCGCTGGTAAAATTAGCAAACCCGGATCGTGCATAGTTAGCATCTGGAAGGGCAGTTGTAAAATTCACTGCGTATTTACCAGCTGCTAATAGGCTGACGTTTGCAACATTTCCAGAAGCCCTAATAAGCCTACGATTTAATGTAACCGCTCCACTTGTATTTCCAGGTGTTATATGTGTTACGGTAAAAATAGTGCTGCTGGTAATACCTGTTACAACAAAAGCCCCGCCAGCTGCTGAGCCTGATGTGAAATCCAAATACACCTTATGGCCTACAATTAACCCGTGGTCAACAGTAGTCGTTACTGTTACGGTTGTTGCAACCCTACTATAAGTTCCTCCAATGTTATTTGCCGTTGTTCCATTAAAATTCACCCATGCCCGAATCCCGTAAATTGGTGCAGTCCCAGTCTGCGCTCCGTCCAGTTTAAGAGCGGTGATGTTTGCATCGAGGATCTTGGCCGTAGTCACGTTTGCGTCCAGTATCTTAGCCGTTGTGACAACATCGGCGTCAAGCGTAGCAACACCGCTGGCAACCGTGAATGCACCAAAGTCAGAGTTTGAGAGCTTGGCTGGGGTTACGTTTGCATCGAGGATCGCAGTTGTCGTAACCGCGTTTGATCCAAGCTCGTTGGAGGTAATTCCCCCGGCCTTAACAAACAATTTCCCGGTAGTGACAGCAAGAGTATTGCCAATAATGGCAGTATCCGTCATTGTGCTTTGATCGAGGATGTTGTTCATCTTCGCGCTAGTGATTACATCAGTAGCCGTGAAGGTGTTGGTTGTATCAATTGCGCCCATACTTTATCTTTGTGAAATGATTTGTCTGTTGGTGACAGAACCAGCCACCTTTACTGAGTTGACCTTGGGTGATCCGATAGTCCTTGTCAAGATCATTGTTCCGGTGAAGCCCCTAATACCACCTAACCTACACCTGATGCTTGCCGTTTCAGCCTCGGTAATTGTGGTGGGGGTAAGTAGTCCACCAAGCAAAGTAGTAGTCGTGCCTATGGATTGCGCGTCGTCAGGGTCTTCCGCTGCAAACGCAATATCATATTCCGAGTTTTGGCCGGGAAGAGACTGGATGTTTACCTGTGCGTCGGTAAACCGCTTGCGTTCCATCGTATTAAGATCGTATCCCCTAGTCGTAAGAGACGCATTGATTGTTGGGGACACAACAGCCGCAGAGTTGTCCACGTTTAGAGTGTCATTGGAGCTTTCGGATGCTTCAATTTGATGCAGTCCGCCATTGGATGTCACCGCATAGATGTTGTTCCTCTCGCTTGCACTACCAATTACGAAGTCTTTAATCAAGAACCTAGAATCACCAAAGGTATCCAGTGACTCCCACCCTTTGTTTAGGAAGTTATACACCAAGATCGCGTTATTACCGTAGGAATCACCCGCTCCCGGAACGGAATCAAGCGGGACAGCAAGGTAATACCTATTTTCAAACAAGATCCCCACGGCTCTGTCAGAGTAGTCAGCGTTGATCCGGTCAATATACGGCTGGATGTTCTTAGAAAGGGGCTCTTCAGTGCCTCGCAGGTTGTAATCGTTAAGGAACTCAATCCCATACACGCCATCGTCAGACAAAAACAGCATTGCATTGCCGCGCATGACAACAGACTTACGAGCTAGGCATCCAATCTCGGACGTAAGCTCCTTAACAGTGACGTCTAGAAGCCCTCCCAGCGTCCCCTTAACCAAATGAAGGCTATTCCTATTCAGGACAACCAATCCGTCGTCGTAAAACCCGTGCATCGCAACCACATAGTCGGCTGTTCCGCCACTTACTCGGAATTGGTTCTCAATCTGGTCAAACGTAGTCGTGTCTAGAATATCTGATACAGATATTTCATCGGTAATCTTGCGGCTAGTGTATGTCACGTTGTTATACGCGCCAGATTGATCGTAATAGAACGGAACCCACAACCTGCGTTGGAAATGAACACCCCAAGGCGCACCGGGCTGGTGCATGAACCCACCTCCAACGCTGAATCTTCCACCAAATTCAAGGTTTCCAGTAAATGAGCCTTTAGTTCCAATCGGGGAATTAAAAGTAATTGTTCTATTACTTGCGGAAATTATTTGAAATTGCTTTCCAACTATTGGAGCGAATTCATCAATAGTAGATTCATAGATAACAATTATATCACCGTCTACTAATGTTGTATTCCCAAGAGAAGCTTTATCAATAGTGACCAATCCATCTAACGCTGCCACATTACCACCAGCAACAGTAAATATCTGTGGCTGGGTGTAAGCCCCGCCCGGAGACAAAGTAAAC